TGATGGTTCGGCAGGACAAGCATTAAAATTACTTGATCAAGTAATTGATATGGATGATACAGAAAGAGCAATCAATACACTGCAATCCGCAGGAACTTCAGAATCAGAAGTAATAGATATCTGTCGTACATTATGTCATTACAATATGCCTGAAAAAACAAAATGGGCAAAGATTAAAAAAATGCTTAAAGTATATAAATCATCTGATGGTGAGTCTGCAAGAAGACCTATTCTGGGGTATCTAAATTCAATCCTGTTAAATAACGGAGATGATAGAGTTTGGTTAATGATGCAACCTTTTATGAAAAACTTCTTCGATTCTGGAAAAGCTGGATTGACATCCGCACTATACGAAGCTATTTTTCAAAATAACTTATATGGTGAAAAATAATGATCACCAACACAGAACTACATACAAATTTAATGTATAATCCCTGGGACGGACTTTTTTATTGGAAAGTTTCAAATTCAAATAAAGTTACAATTAGCAGTATTGCAGGAACCACAAATAAAAAGGGATATGTGTATATAACAATTAACAACAATAAATTTCTTGCTCATAGATTGGCTTGGTTTTATGTTTTTAAACAATGGCCAAAAAAATTAATAGATCATATAGATCAAATTAAACATCATAATTGGATAAGTAATTTAAGAGATTCTACTATGCAACGACAACAAAGAAATCAAGGAAATCAAAATAATAATACTTCAGGGGTTAAAGGAGTTTCTTTTATTACAAGAGATCAAAAATATCAAGCAAAAATAAAATTAAATGGAAAACATATATCTCTGGGATATTATACAAATTTCGATGATGCTGTTTGTGCGAGACTTGCAGGAGAGCAATGTTTAGATTGGGAAAAATGTGAACAAAATAGTCCCGCTAATTTATATGTAAAGGAAAATATTCAAAATGACTATTACCGAAATGCGAGATTATAAACAAGATATAAAAATAAATGAAAATGATTTGGAATCTGAATGGATTGAACAGGCATCCTATTTTTTATACTATGCGGAAGCTCATGCCGATGCACTTCACAATAAAGATATTACCAAATCAAAATTAGAGTATGTTTATGCTGTTATGTACTCTAAAATAAAAGCTAAATGGGAAACTCATTTTGAAAATAAACCTACAGAACCGGCAATAAAAGAATTCATCTTGTCACATAAAAAATTTAAAATTGCCGAGAAAAAATATATCAATGCTTGTTATGATGCCAATTTGATGTTAGCAGCTAAAACAGCTTTTGAGCATAGAAAATTAGCACTTAGTAATCTTGCATCATTGAAAATTGGAGGATTTTATTCTGAACCAAGAAATAAAATACAAGACATTAAAAATATAAGAGAACAAAAGAAAGCAAATCAACAAAAGATGCGGAAAAATCAAAAATTGTCATTAAAAAAGAGTGATCGTTGGGCTAAGACCCGTTTAAACACTAATAAGTAAGGAGAAAAAGTATGTCATTCAGAGATAGACTTAAAAAACGCAAAAATGCGTTGCAGAGAAGACACAACAAAGGCACAAAGAAGACTGGAGGTGGAAGATGGCCTACAATCTTTTTGAAAGACAAATTACCAGAAGGAGTAGAATTCTGGATGTGTAAAGAAGGAAAACATCTTGCCGACATAATTCCTTTTGAAGCAGGTCCAGATATGCCTTTGGATGAGAAATTAAAACCCATCACAAAAGAAGGCGAACCCGACTATGTTCTTGACTTATTTGTTCACATAAATGTAGGTAATATGAAAAAACCATTCGTTTGTCCTTATGAGAACTTTGGGGAATCTTGTCCAATTTGTGAATACATTAAATCAAACAAACTCGAGAAAGAGATTTGGAAGAAACTTGTAGCAAAACACAGAGTTGTTTATTTTCTGTGGGTTCATGATAACAGAGATGAAGAAAAGAAGGGCATTCAAATTTTTGAAGCATCTCATTTTTTCATGGAAGAAAAGATTGAAGAAATTGCAAACTCTCCGAAGGGTGGCGGGCAAGAAGATTTCTCAAATCCTGATGATGGTAAGTCTCTTGCATGGACTCGTAAGGGATCAGGCATGGAAAATACTCAATATCTTGGACACAGATTGATTGAGAGAGATGATATTATCCCTGATAGAATTCTTGAACAAACATTTCCATTGGACAGTATTGTTCATATGCATCCAACTTATAAGGAAATTGAAAAAGAATTTAGAGGAACCCTTAAAAAATTAAAACTTGATTCTGGTGAGGATGAAGAAAATAATGATGATAATGATTTCGACTCTGATATTGATGATAGTGATTTTGGCAATGATACCCGTAAAAAACCCACTACCCGCAAAAAGAAAAGAAAGAAAAGAAGTAGAAAGGTAAAAAGGTAGAAACTATGTCTCCTCGAAAGATAAAAAAAATCAAAAAGTCATTAAAAATAGTTGTTAATGAAGAACAAAAACGTCCTGATTTTATTGATAAAGAAAAACTTGTTCCAACAGGTTCAACTATTTTTAATTTAGAATGTTCTGGTAGAATTGAAGGCGCTTTTTATCTTGGGAAAATAGTCAATTTGATAGGAGATTCTCATTCAGGCAAAACTTTATTTGGATTAACTGTGTTTGCAGAATGTTCTCTGGAAGAACGATTCAATGAATACAGATTTATTTACGATGATGTTGAGGCTGCAAATGAATTTGATATCCTGTATCTTTTTGGAAACGATGTAAATAAGCGCATTGATCAAACCATAAGAAGCAAGACTATTGAAGATTTTAATGATAATCTGGCTCTTGCATTATCAGAAGATACTCCTTTTATTTACATTCTTGATTCATTTGATGGATTAACTTCTGAGGCTGCAATGGAAAAAGATGTCGAGAATAGATCAAGGAGACAAAGAGGAACAAAAGTCACTGGTAGTTATGGTGATGGGAAACCAAAAAAAGCTTCCGAAATGTTTTCTCAACGAACTCAAGATTTATCAGATCATGGATCATTATTAATTATTATTTCTCAAACAAGAGATAATATTGGTTTTGGTTCTATGTTTACCCCAAAAACCAGATCAGGGGGCAAAGCTTTAAAATTTTACTCGTGTCATGAAATATGGCTTGCATGTAAAAAGAAAGAAAAAAAGGGCACTCGAATAATAAATACAAATGTGAAAGCGAAAATAACCAAAAACAAATTAACCGGAAGACATGGGGAAGCTGAATTCCCAATATTGTTTGATTACGGTATTGATAATATTGCTTCTTGTATTGCCTTCTTAATGACTGAGAAATTTTGGACAGGGAGCAAATCCTCAATCAATAGTAAAGGATTTGTAGAGAAAATGAGATATACAGCTCTTATAAAACATATTGAGGATAATGATCTTGAAGAAGATTTATTCCAAATTTGTCAAGATGCTTATGATCAAATTTTTGAAAATCTTAAACCAAATCGTAAGAAGAAGTATTCTTAATAATACATTTAAAAAACAGGAGTTAAAAATGAAAAGAAAGAAAACAACACAATCGGTAAAAGTAACTGCAACACCATCAAAAACCATTTCAGCCAGCATTATGAGAACATTAAATCTTGGTAATTATGAATCAATTAAAATTGGCTTTGATGTCACAGAAGAAATCAAAGGCGATGTCGATGTAAATGAACCTCTTGATGCCTTGTTTGAGATAGTAGAGAACAAACTCAATGAAAAGATGGAATCATATGAGGATGCTATTGAAGAAAAATTACCAGAAGATGATGAGGAAGAAGTTGAGGAAGAAGTTGAGGAAGAAGTTGAGGAAGATGATGAAGACGATGAGGATGATTTAACCGAAGACGACATCAAAACAATGAAGAAAAAAGATCTTCTTCAGTTAATCAAAGATGAAGAACTGGAAGATGAAGTTGATCCCAAAGATTTCAAAAAAATCAATGATTTACGTGTTGCTATAATTGATGCCTTGTTTGAAGATGAAGGTGACGATGACGACGACGACTTTGATGACGACGACTTTGATGACGACGACGAATGGGGGGATGACGATTAATCCCTACTAAAATAGTATAAGATTTCTACAAAATTTTGTGGGGCTTTTCAGATAGTTTATTTGATTATGCCTAATTCCTATCAACTTCAATCGGTGAAGTTTAAGCCCCACAAATATTAAAAGGACAGCACATGAAACGGAAACGAATTTTATTAGTTGATACCTCAAGCATCCTACACGCTGTTAAACATAGCGGAATAGCTCAGTTAAAAAATAGGGACAAACCCACATATATAATGTTTGGATTTTTATTAAAACTCCAACAACTCATGCAAAAAACTAAAGCAAATGTAGTTGTATTTGCCTGTGATAGTCTACCGGAAGATTCAGTACGAAAAAAATTATACCCAAGCTATAAAGAAAAAAGAAGAACTAAAGAAAAAACTGAAAAAGAAAAAGCTCTTGATGCTCTTGCATTTAAACAATTCAATACAGTGGAAGAATACATACTGCCACGTCTTGGTTATAATAATATATTCACAACCAAGGGTTTAGAAGCTGATGATATTATAGGACGTATTTGTAAATCCTACTCTAACTGTGAAATTACTATAGTTACAACTGATCATGATATGTATCAATGCTTAACCGCTACCACTTGTATTATAAATCCTCGAAATATGCAGTATTTCACAAAAGCTAAATTCATAAAAAAATATGGCATTATTCCCAAAATGTGGAAAAGAGTCAAGGCTATTGGCGGATGTAATTCTGATGAAGTTAAAGGTGTTCCTGGTGTTGCAGAAGCCACTGCTTTGAAATATATTAAAGGAACACTACCTCCACATTATAAAACATTTAAACGAATTAAAAGTAAAGAAGGTAAGAGAATAATAAATAGGAATAAAGCTCTTGTCATACTTCCATTTAGAAGAACTCCGGAATATGAAATTAAAGAAGATCGGATAAGTAAAATTAGATTGCATAATGTAGCAACTGAATTTGGATTTATGTCAATAATCTCAGACATAAATACTTGGACAAGTATTTTAAGGGGATGGTATTAAATTGAAAAAGTGCCCAAGACAGTTAAAATCAAGTGAGATCGCAAGTCTCAGAAACTGGATTTTAAAAAAGCAAAAAGGGAGATGTTGGATTTGTGGGCAGATTCCTAAAATTGCATGTTTGGATCACCATCATAAAAAACGTGTAAAAGGTACAGGACGTATTCGTGGTGTTTTGTGTTCAGCTTGTAATATTTTCATAGCCAAGTCAGAAAATAACGCCATAAGGTACGGAGTTCAACAAGATCAATTGCCCAATAGATTACGAAAATTTGCAGATTATTTGGAGAAAAAACAATATAATTATATTCATCCAAGTGAAGCGCCAAAAGTTCCAAAATTAAAAAAGAATAGCTTTAAAAAGATTCAGAAATTATACAGCACTGAATTTCCAAATAGAAAACCCCTTGAATATCCTAAGTCTCAGAAATTGACAAAAAAACTAAAAGAAATTTATACAAAATATAATATAGAACCAGAATTTTTAAAAAATTAAAGAGGATTAAAAATGACCGTATCAACTCAACATTACACGGATGCAATTAAACAACAGTATTGCGAATTTTTTGGAGTAGATAAATTTGAATGGGAATATCTTCCCTCGTTGCAATATATACCCATTCAAGAAAGAACTGAAATTTTATATTCCTGTTTTGGTCTTCTACAACATACTCAGACTGTAAAATTTTATCCAATACTTATTCGTTGGGAAATAGACGGAAGATCATTCAGAGTTCTACTTGATCCTATAATTGAAGAATATAACACTGGTCGTGATACTCGATATAGAGAAGATGCACAAGCAATGAAGGAGCTTATTTTGAGTAAGATAAAGGAAAGTTATGCACTACTCTAAAATAAAAGTTGGTGATATTGTGGAACATCAAATTTATGGAAAAGGAATAATAGAATTCGTAAGTAAAAATAAATATGCAAAATCACCAGTTAAAGTGCATTTTAAAGAACGTAAAACTTATGGACTTTTTACAATGAATGGAAGTGATTATAAAGATGGCCCAATGAAAATGATTCATTGGTAAAATAACAACAAATTAAAAGAAGGAGTTAAACATGTTAGACGCATCGAACAAATTAGCTGATGAAGTAATCAAAGAAGCGGAAGAAGAAATTTACAAAGAGGGTTTGAAAGACGCTAAATCAAAACTCAAAAACAAATTGAGAGAACAGAAAAATGCAAGACAGATCCTGAACAACATCAACAGAGAGATTGAAGAAATCAAACTGGAAATTACGCATGAGATCGGATAGTAAAATATTTTCTCAGCCATTACGTTTAGTCTGGAATGGCTGGGAAAGTAACACCTATGCTTTGCAAAATGCAGGTTGGGAATTGTCTGTTTCTGAAGATTTAGAACGAAGGAAAATGGCAATAGCTATGCGACATAATGAGTCAGGTATGCGTGGATTCAGTGATTTAATAGATTTTGATTTTTTTCGACATGAATATTCAATGTATCAATCCACAACTACAAATGAGCATTGGCCTACATTTGGATGCAGAATAGGAAGTGATATAATTTTACAGATACATAATCAGGGGGTATCTAATTATGATTTTAATCCCATTGATGCAATGCCAATGTACAGTACAATAGAATCAATGGGAATAGATGCATTCGCTCATTTTAGAAAACTTGAAAAAACAGATAATGAAATTTTTCTAAAAGCTGCAAGTATGAATGATATTCTAAAGATGGCTTTGGAACGTCAAGAGCCTAAACAAGCCCAGATACGCAAAGTAATGGTAAAAAGAAAAGAGATTGATGTAATGAGGAATTCAAGACTAAAAGCAAATTTAAGGTTGGTGACATAAAATGGAAACTTTAAAAAAACAGTTCGATAAAGATAGAGAAAATTTAATTTCCAAAATAAAAGAATCTGTTGCTTATTTTGAAATACGAACGGGAACTTTTGTAAGGGATATAAATATTGATATTTTAACTCATAAACGTTTAAACACCATTGATAGTGCTGCTATTACTAACATAAGTGTAGTCACATCAATGGACGACAAACAATATAGCATAGATATATAGGGACAAGCAAAATGATTAAAAAATATACAAATAAATGCAATGATGAAATCTCAATGAGTAGGGTACGTGAATCAGAGGTGGGTGTCTTTTTTAAAAGTGGTTTAAATGCTCGAAAAATATCTGGTGGTGATTCATTTATGAAAATTATATACGCAGATACCCCAGTGCATGATTTTCTCAAAGCCCATTATGAAGCGATAGAGAAGTTTAAAAACTACTGGGAGGAGACTATAAAAAATGATTGAAAAACAACCACTTGTAATTCAATTATCAAGAGAGTTCAATATTAAACTAAACACAGAAATAATTACAATTTTCTTTTCAAATAAATATGTTGAGTTTAAAATTGATAAAAAAGAAATAGATTATGACCGACTGATATTCCCTGCTATGTTTCAATTGATAAGTGTAAATGGTTGTATTGAGTATCCCATCACATTAAAAAATATTTCTATGCAGCACACACTTTACATTGCAAATATGCCCTTAAATAAAGAATTATTTTCTTTAGAATCAGGCAAAACTGTAATAATTAAGGGAGACAAAAATGAGTCTGAAATCAGTACATCATAAATTGATGACAATTAAGAACGAAAGTTCAAGAAATGCTAAGATATCACTTTTAACTGAATATCTCAAAAGTGATACGTTTAAGCGTGTTATTGTGCTTATGTATTCAGAAGATATGCACTTTAAAGTAAACAAACTGATGAAGTTCACTCCATTCAAACCTGGATTGTTAAATGAAAGACCAACCACCAAAGAATTATTTAAATTTCTTAACCAACTTGCGTTACAAAAAGGAACTACCAATTCTGATAAAATTAAATTATCAAGACTTGCTTCAGTTGATAAAGAAACATATGATGTTGTAACACGAATAATAAACAAAGATGCTAAATGCGGTTTTGGTGGTAAATCAATCAACAAAGCATATCCGAATTTATTATTTCTGATGCCTTATATGAGATGTTCAACTGCCAAGAAAAAGATGGGAAACATTGATTATGAAACTGGAGCTATTGGTCAGGAGAAGGCTGATGGAATGTTTGCCAATGTTATGATTGATTCCGAAGGCAAAACATTATTTCGTTCCAGAAATGGAAACATTATTCACCAATTAGATCATCTACATAAATTCTTAAAACATTGTCCTGAAAAATATAGAGATACAGTTTATATGGGGGAGTTACTTATTAAAAAAGACGGTAAAATTTTCCCACGACAAACTGGAAATGGAATCTTTAATTCATGTATTCAAAATACCGCTGACCCTGAAATGACTAAATATGCAATCGTTAAATTATGGGATGCAGTCCCATATGATCATTTTTTAAGCTGGCAATCTAAAGTGGAGTACAAATATAGATTGGGCAGAGTAGCTAAGTTCGTGAGTGCCATGAATGACTCTCCTTTATTCAGTCGAATCAAATCTAAAACATTATTTTCTTTAGATGAAGCCAATGCGTTTTATAAAAGACTGAGACAGAATGGAAAAGAAGGGGCAATCATCAAAAACATGCATTCTAAATGGAAAGCCCACACCAGTTTTGATTGTATAAAGTTAAAAAATGTGTCTGATGCTGAATTGAGAATTGTTGGATGGAAGCATGGAAAAGAAGATACTCGATTCAAAGATTGTATGGGTTCAGTTCAACTTGAGTCAGATGATGGACTTGTCAAAGTTTCAGTAAGTGGATTCACGGACAAAGAACGTTTACTGGATTGGGATGCAAGAATTGGCAAAGTAGCAACTCTTGAGTATGAAGGATTAATTAAGGATAAAAGCAGAAAAGATATCTACTCACTTTATCTTCCTCAGAACCTTGAAATGAGACCAGATAGAAATGATACAGATACTTTAAAGGATTTGAAAAACAGATGAAAAAAGACAAATTAGAAATAATCAAGAAAGGTGAAGGTACCATCGGGCATAAATTTATGTGTCAAGAAAATGATAACGAGATAAAATTTTTTCACGTTGATGGAGATGTTGATGATGGGGAATTTCATTTTGGAAATGCAGATGGAATTGGTGGATGGACTATCATTGGCAAAAAAGATTTATTTGCCTGCCTGAAAGAACTTGAAATTTTATGATTATCTTAATGAAATATTAATAAAATTCTTGACATTTTTAAAAATGTAGTATAATAATAATATTATGAAAAAAATTGAAACTAACATAACAAAACGATGGGAAATTGGTATTGAACATCATCCTAAATCAGAGAAATTAGTAAGAACAATAGCCGATTTGGATACGAAATATGGTGGGGATTACTTTTGTTTTAAAATTGGTGGTGATGGGGATAACGGGGAACATCTTATGTATCTTTTGGATATTTACTTTGAAGAGAAGGAGCATAATGAATTTATCTAAAGCATTAATTTGTTCCGCAAAATTTAAAAGTGATCACTGTCTGAATAATTGTTTTCATGGCATTCCACATATGCACGAAAAAGAAAGAGATGCCAATTGTAAAATCGGACAACTATGCACCCTAAGTAAAAGCAAGAGTATCTTAACCGTGCATTGTAAAAAACTATCAGCAAAACAAAGAAAGGAAATCATAAATGAAAGCAAGTAAAAAGGATATTATTAAAGCTTCAGAGTTGGGAATATTAAGATCATTACCCGATTTCTTAATAGAACCACTAAAACCAGGAAGATTGAAACGTAAATTCATGGAAGTAGCTTTAATTGTTGATAGTGAATTACGCAAAATTTATCAAAATAATAATTCATTTTTTACTGATAATAAAGAAGAATTAGCAAAACACTTAACTAAATTTGGTGAAATTACCGAGTGGGGGAATAGTAAAGACGGAATTCATATCGCCTCTGTAGTTTCTTTTTGTCTTGCTTTTTTAGAAGTATCTGAATCAAAATTTACACCTAAGTTAATTGAGTATCTTACTGACATCATGGATTATTATGAACGGGCAGGAAATTTAAACCATGATGATATGTGGACAGGACAAAAACTCAATAACAGATGGAATGAAATCAATAAAAATTATGAAGGATGTTAGGTCGCACCTAACTGATTTGGGGGTTGCTCAGGTTCTTCCCAATAAGAAATGCCAAATAAACCTGTCCATTATAAAGGAAAAATAATGTGTCATTGAGTAAAGGAGTAGAGATGAGAAATGACAGTAATGAGATGCTTGAATTTACAGGAATTGTAAAAGTAGACACAGGTAAAGCATATTTAATCAATGTAGATGATACTGAAGTCTGGATTCCTGATAGTAAAATAGATTGTATTGATGAACCCAGAATCGGAAAAGAAATTGATTTTGAAATTCCCAGATGGTTAGCAGAAATTAAGGAGTTAATATGAAAAGATGCAAATACTATCCATCTATTAAAGATGATACGTGCATCTGTGATGCAGGATCAGATGTATCTGGAACAGATTCACATACACATATATGCTCTATTGAATATAGTGAAACTTGTCAATGGGCAAATGAATTTAAAAAAGACACGCACAAAATTAAAATATACGCTTGGGCTGATTATACCTGGTATTACGCTGATGAAATTCCTGACATGGATATGTTTTTACAAAGTAATGGGTTAAGTGATGATTATCATACTTTGTTCATTTCAATTGATCATGATTGTGAATGGATATCGAAATACATACATGATGTAATGGATGGAAAATTTTAAAATGACTTCAATTCAAAATAATATTTATAAACAACAATATATTGGCAATATTTTATGCGCAAAAGTCAGAGTTATGTCTACAAAAAGGACTGTTTATCGAGCAAGGGACATTTTATAAAACCAATGGAAGCTGAATTGTCAGAATTTAAAAACTTTAAGACATGGGTTCAATTTGTTAAAGAAAATTGGGTTCATGATGGGGTATGTATAAAATGAACAGACGTGAATTTTTAAAAGGAATGTTTTCGGCAGCGGTTATTGCCGCAATACCAGCTTCTACTCTAAATCCTTTTTTAAACAAAACAACTGATATTATTACTATTGATGGTGTTATAGTAGATTATACCAGTAAAACAATAACACTTGATAAGAGTAGAAAATGTTATTCAGTGCAAGAATTCTATAGCGCAATGATGGAAGTATGGGATGATGATGAATTACTACCAATAATCAGAAACGCTTCTATAGATGATGTGATGCTTGGAGGGTAAAACAAGGGGGGAAGTGTTATGAAAAGAAGAACATTTAAACAAAAGAGGGGGCTTGATGATGGTATTAATGAAGTTATATTTGTGCCCGCACATGCTAAGAAGTGCTACATTAGACCAATAGTATCATATCCTGTTAAAGATTGTATCAGGCAAATTCCTAAATTTGGTACACATCTATTTTTTGAGCATAGAAATATTCCTATAGATAAAATTTATTTATTTGGAGTTTGAATATGATTAAATCAATTGATATTAAGAATTTTGAAACTCATTTAGATACCTCAATTACACTGCATAAAGGTGTGAATACATTTGTGGGTGAATCAGATGAAGGTAAGTCGGGAATCATTCGAGCCATAAAATGGAATACTAAAAATAGACCACAAGGTGATGCTTACAGAAATGATCAACTTACCAAAAAAGATAAAAAGAAATTCGTACAAGTCAAAGTTAATTATAAACAAACTGGAATTGTTCTACGTGAGAGAAACGATTCAGGTAAAAATCATTATGTAATTAATAATGGAGAACCTTTGAGAGCATTAAGAACAGATGTTCCTCAAGAAGTAAAAGATGTAACTCAAATGAAGGATGTTAATATTCAAGGACAACATCCAACAGAACAATATTTCTTACTTGCGGATAAACCAGGACAAGTAGCAAAGAAATTAAATGAAGTTGCTGGATTGACTGTAATGGATAAAGCAATGTCTGAGATCAATAGTCAAGTAAGATCAACCAATTCCGAATTAAAATTAATAAAAAAAGAAATAGAAACCAATGAAACAAAACTTAAAAAATCTGATTGGGTTCCTAAAGCGGTTGTTTTTGCAAATAAATTGAAAAAATTTAAAACAAAATTAGAAAATAAAAGCACCAAGATTCAGCAATTATCCCATGCAATAACTCAATTGGAAATTGTAAATGAGAAATTACAACATTTTAAAGGCATAGAAAAAGCTTTAATGGAAATTACAGAACATGAAAAATTATTCACCAAAATTAAAATAATAGAAACTCAAAAACAAACATTAGAAAATAACATTTCTATGCTCAAATCAATTGATTTAGAAATAAAAAGTAGTCACAGTACTAAAAACGCATTAAACACATTAAAACAGCTTGAAAAACTTCAACAAAGCATATCAGCAAATGAAAAAGAAACTGAAAACTTGAAAAAGATGTTGAGTCGCATAGATTATTCAAACAAACAGTACTTAATTGCAGAAATGGAATTAGATAAAATCACAAAAGAGTTCAATGAAATGATCAAAACTACAGAATGTCCAGTCTGTGGCAGGAGGAATTAATGAAAACTGTAAAAGATTTAAGAGAAAAAAGGGAAGGTATAGGTGGAAGACGTGAAGAAAAAGATAGTCACCCATCATATGGGATGGCGAGTATATCACATATCAGTACGGGTGGTCCTGGAATTCAATTGTTTGGATCAGGAATAAAACATAATCATTTTATTCAATTATCCATTAAACACGCAGTACGTTATAGAGATAAATATGGGGAACACTATTTTGGAGAAGATCAGATTACACAAGTATACTTATCTGCTGCTCAATTTACAGGTCTTATGACTCGTTCAAATACTCCAGGTGTCCCTTGCACTATAAACTTTATACAGAATGAAGGTCATATTGAAAACGCTCCAGAACATAATATCAAAACTGAACTATATGATGATTTAAAGGACAAATATAAAGAATTAGCTGAGAAGATAAAAACATTACAAAATGAAATTGAAGAAGATTTAAAAGGGTCCGTTAAAGCTGCTACGAAAAAAAAGATAAGGTTTGCTGTAAATCAAATACATAATGATGTAAGTTCCAATATGGCTTATTTATTAAAATGTCAAACAGAAAGATTGGAAGAAGTAGGAACCCAAATCATAGCGGAAGCAGAATCAGCAATGAATAGTATGATACGTAATGCTGGATTAGAAAAATTAAAAGATCAAATAAAAACAATTAAACCGACTACAAAACTAAAAAGGATTGTAAAAAATAATGACAGTGATTAATACATACAATAAGTTTATTGCTTGTGCTGATCTTCACATAACGAATAAACGTCCAAAAAATCGAAAGGGCGATTATTACTCTCAAATAATTTCTAAATTTTCTTACATCTTAGCTCTAACAATAAAACATTCCGAAAACGGATTACTTGTAGTTGCGGGCGATTTCTTTGATTCTCCAAATGTACCTTATAAAGTTTCAAGACATATCATTGAACTTCTTATAGATGCAAATATCCGAATATTGGTAGTTCCAGGACAACATGATTTAAGATATCACGTATCAGGACTTGATAATACACCATTAGGAATTTTATCAACTTGTAAATTAGTTACTGTCTTACATCCTGATTCTAAAGTAGTCATTAATGGAGTATCATTTGCAGGTGCAGGATGGAATGAAGAACCAAAAGATCCAGTTGATGTATTGCTTATGCATCGCATGGTAACTAAAAAAGGCGAACTATGGCCAGGACAGACAAATTACTCTCCTGCTCATGGAATTTTAAGAAAATATCCATGGGCAAAGTGCATCATAAGTGGGGATAATCATCTTCCTCATTCTTTACGTAAAGAGGGAAGACTTCAAATAAATTGTGGAAGTATGGTACGTTCAACTAAATCACAAATTGATTTTCAGCCCAGAGTATACTTGGTTGATACAAAAGATTGGAAATCAAGACCATTGAAAGTGTTAGTTAAACCTTCCGAAGAAGTTTTTGATTTTAATAAAATAGAACAGGACGATATTCAAGAAGATGCCAAAAAAGAAGCTGAAAAATTAATTGCCAGATTTATTGATACATTGCCAGAACAAGATAAAGAGAAGCCAAAATTCTCAACAATATTGGGGACATTATTAAAACAAATTAAACCAAATAAGAATGTAAAAAATATTATTAACCAAATTATGGAGAAAATAAATTGAATTTAATTGACTTAAAGAAAAAGATAATAGAAAAAGATAAACATAAAAATATAATAATTGGAAAAAGAGATATGTTAATGGAGAATTTAACTGAACTTGGTTATAAAAATCTTGATCAAAGTCTCAAAGCTCTGGAAAATATGAAAAAAGAATTAACAGAACTACAGTTAAAATATGATGATGGATTACTTAAATTTAATAAAAAATATAGGCATCTCTTAACATGATAGAATCTTTATTTGAAAAATTAGATGATGAAGTTGCAGACCGTAAATTTGTGAAAAGAGAATTAGATAAGTGGGATTCAAAACAAGAAACAAAACTCACTTTAATTACTGATTTAGAGGAAGTTAGAATTATATTTCAAAAAGCTTCACAGATTACACAGCAACAACTATCAAAACGGATATCTAAGATAGTTTCATCTGCTTTAGCTGCTGTATTTGAAAATCCTTACACGTTTAAAGTTGATTTTGTTTTAAGACGTAATGTAACTGAGTGTGATTTACTGTTTGAACGAAATGGGAAAGTAAAAAATCCTTTGGATTCTTGTGGATATGGTGCTGCTGATATTGCTGCATTAGCCTTACGAGTAGTATATTGGAAATTAGATGATGATGCAAGAAATGTACTCATACTTGATGAACCCACAAGAAATCTTGATGCGAAGAAACAAAAATTGGCTTCAATGATGATTAAAAATCTTAGTAGAATGAAAGGTGGATTACAATTTATCATAGTCACACATAATCAAGACCTTGCGGAATCTGCTGATAAACAATTTCAAGTGGTTAAAGAAAATGATATCAGCCATGTAAGTGCAATAAAAAAGGAAATTATTTTATGATGGGTAGGTCACATGATACGAGTACACAGTATGTAAATGAACCAATAATCTGTCAAAAATGTGGATTAGATA